AACTTAAGTACTTGCTGCATGTTAAGCTCGAATTTTAATTCTAAACTAAGCTGGATTGAACTTGTAAACTGACATGCACACTATGGGGCCCGCTTATTTACTGCATCGAGCTATCCAACACTAATCAGGGGGTCGTTGTAGTGCCAACGGAAACATCAGGAGCATCGGTCGTTGTGCTTACAGCAGAGACATCCGAAACATCGGCGTCTGGATGAATTTCAGCCTTGTACCAAAACACCCTGTCTTCAATCTTGCTGCTGGACGATGTTTTGTCGATAACAAGACATTCGAAATTCAGTGTGCACTGGTCCATTACTTGACAAAACGTGTCAAATTCGGAAAATATGTCCATCGCATATTGGCGCCAAATACGTTCGCGATTTGCCAAATGGGATTCGCGAAAAATGAAAACATAATCAATGTTTCCACGCAAATTCGGCGGTATAGGCATTCCGTATGACATCGCGAATATACATGTTGTGCTAATGCAGCGCCCATTCATAAACAAGAAACGAATCCCGACATCTTTGGACCACTTGTCGTCGTGGAAACAATTGTCTAAAACGATAAATGTTCGCTGATCAATGTTCGATGTCCCCGTTTCAGTAATGTCTTTATCAAATTGTCGTTTAATGTAAAACTGTCGCTTAATGACATTTTCAATGAGTTCTGGCGTATATGTATCATAAATGTATTGTTTCTGCATAAATTTGCCATAAATGGGTTCAACACATTCTGTGCCCGAAACGGCGACTCCACATGAGTTGCGGTGAAACAGCAAATCTGCAATCAAAACGGACTTTCCCGTTCGTCGTTTTCCAATGATGAAGACCATTGGGTCCCGATACATTGCCTTCACGTTGAACTTACGGAGTTTAAGATGCAATTCTGCCATTTCGTCTTATTCTACCGTGGGTTTTGCGATCAGGGAAACGAGCGAATACAACGACGTCGGGAAAATGTTCGCGGAAATCTGTTGACATTTTCCCGAGGTCTAAAAGGGACCAATTGTTGCAAACGGAAATGGTTCCAAGCAGGGACACACCAACAACCGTTACAGACTCAGCAGTTTAACAGCATCAGCAACCTTTGGACGAACCGTTTCTGTCGCAAAAAGAAGATCGCGCAGCGCATTAATAGTGTCATCATCCACCGGCTTCATACAGATGTCCCGAAAGGAACGCCCCTTCAACAGCGAAATAAGCACATACAAACAATACGTGCCACATTCACTTCCTTTCCGTTGGTGCCGGACATCATTCCACATCAATGTTGTACACCCCTGTTCACTGCACCGCTGCATTAAACGGCGAATCTCCGGCTCCGGCTCCATCCCGTAGCTGTCATAATAATACACGGCTTTGGCAGTCAAATCAATGTATGCACACACCCAATGTGACCCAGGCATGTCATGCGGGTCCAGATTAAAAACGATGCCAATAGAGCGTGTTCCCTGCGCATACATGGACGCAAGATTCAAATGACAAAGTTCATCCGACACACACCTCCCGAAGAGCTGTTTGTCAAAATCGATGGATACGGGACCAATGAATTCAAACGTAGGAAATGCATCCTCGTATTGGTCGAGAACGTTCGAAATAGTCAAACTATCGTGCCATTCCGTTGGTTTTTTAGTCCAAGATTCGGGTTTGGGTGGGCGGAAATAGCGTGCCTCGCCTCCTCCGAGCCGTTTGACCGCACAATATTCGGTTTCACATTCGAACTGTCGGCGCATTCGATCCCGAACCTGTGCCCACAACGCATCTTTTGAAAGCGCGCCATGAATACGGTGTTCCGGAAATCGCTTATTCCACTCATCCCGGAGACGCTCAAGGGACTCACGCGGCAAACAGGTCGTGCGCGTGGTTTTGAGTGTTGCAGGATTACATTGCTGCAGATTAATTTTTTCTGCAAGCCGCCGTGTTTTGCGGGTTTTTCTCATGGCGTCTTTATTCTATCTATCCAAATTAAAGTGATGGGGGATTTGGACATTAGCTCCTTGTGGACATGGATTTTGCCACTGTGGTCGCTGTTTCTAATTGCATTGTTTATGATGTACGCGATGGGTGAGGAAGTTGTCCTCAAAGCAATCGGTGGCAATAAAAAACGACGAGTACGCTTCTCGGATGAATTGACTGTATCCGCATAGAGAGACCATGGATTGGAAAACTATTGCGGTGCATGCATCGGTCATAACAATTGCTGTAGCAGTATCCATAATTAGTTTCGCGCTCCTTATCCCGTTAGAATCCGTTCAAGCTGCGTCAGCCGTTACCATTATTACCGCGTGTGCATACAGCATTTCATTTGCTGCATGGTTGTTGGTTCTTGGTTGGTATTCGCGACCTGAACGCCAAATTAATGAACTCGTGTGGTTGAACAACAATTTGTTGTTTTTGGTGATTTTGCCGACGGTTATTGGGGCAACGGCAATGAATGTTTCGGCAGTTCAAAATACGCGCAATTTGATCGCGGGGGGTCTCACATGAGCACACCCAAAACAATGTACCAGAACGTTTAATCCGTCTATTTTTTCTTTTGAAAGAAAGACGCCGCGAACATCGCAGAACTTTGGAGCCATTGTTGCATTTTTGGTTGAATTTTTGGTTTAATTTCAGCCAGAATATCCGCGTGGAGTTTCTGTTGTTGAATGGTCGAAAGTGTTGTTGGGTGAATTCCTCCATGTTCAAGCATTACGCGAACACACTCGACGCGATTGTTTGCATCGCTAAATGTGCATGCATCACTAAATGCGCGATTGTACATTCCGTCATGTACGGGTCCATGATTCAGAATTAGCCGCACAATCTCTGCGTACCCGCGGTTGCATGCGAACCAGAATGCACATGCGTGTCTTTCGGTCCACGGATTGACTCCACAATCGGGTGGCAACGCAAGTAACATACGGACAATTTCCGTATGACCGTATATGCATGCATTTTTAATTGCACGATTGTCATCTGCTGCAGGATTCGTTTTGCGATGTCCCCAATGCATAAGACCAGCGACACCATTATGGTCAAGTGGCATGTCGAGGAGCATACGGACAAATTCGGTCTTTCCCCGTTCGCACGCTGTTTGGAGTAGGTTGTTTGCACCAAGCGGTTTTTTCAATTGCAATATCAAACGGAAGAGTTCAATGTTCGATTGATACATGCATTCTTGCAATCCGCCATGCACATCCGTTGGAGATATGCGATGTAAAATCTTTCGAAGAATGACCACTTGATTTTGCTGACATGCCCAAAGAAACAGATCGTAAAGTTTAAGTTGTTTGTTTGAGTAAACAATTTGATCTACGAGTATGTGGACCAGTCGTGCATTGTTCGTTTTACATGCAATTCGCAACGTTTCTTCATTGATGACGGCAATGGTGATCATTAGCCAGACCAAGCCAATATCGGCGGATCGAACGGCAGTATGAAAGGATGTTGGTTTGTTTGAAATTGCGCGCAGGACGAGGAGCGGCATACAGTTTGTAACTGTGTCTGGTTGTGTGTCTGAAAATGATGTTTTAATCGCATAACGTGCAAGAGCTGCATAATGTGGAGCAAGGTGTGCAAACGGGAGATCTGTTGCAAATTGAATTCTGGCAAGAAGACTGTTGACTTCTTTGAGGAGGATAGTTTGCATGGTGGTGCTCATGGTGGTGCTCATGATGGTGCTCATGGCTGCAGAGAGTGTCAATTTTTTATCCCCCCATTCACACCAACTGAACCAAGGATTCTTAGATGCCCATACGCATTAAGCTCGCGATTTCTGTATGTCCAAATGTACATGCATGTTGAAACGCGCACTCTTCATCGCCCTCTGCACACATCAACGGACCACACTCGATCCAGTAACAAACGGACAATTTCCCCGTAATAACTTGCAGCCCGAAGTGATGCATTGCTTTGTGCTGCAGGATTTACAAGGTGAAGATTTTTACCTTGGCATTCATTGCACCATTGTGATCCAGCGGCCAGAAGCTGACGGACGATTTTAGTATATCCCTTTTCGCTCGCACGTCGAAGAAGTAAATTATTGTTATATCCAAGCCTAAGTATTCCCAATTTAATGATCATACATGCAATTTCAATATGTTCACTTAAACATGCAATCTCGAGCCCATATTCAAGGTTTGCATAATTAATTTCAACATTCAGACATTTTCTAACAACATCGTTTTCTTCACACGCCCAGCAAAAAACAACGCTGGTATTTTTGACGTTTTTTTCAAGAAGCATGCAATCCTAATGATTGATTCAGTAATAACAGGTGTTTCCGTTTCCAACAGTCCAAACGAATGGAACTGTTGTGGCAGGGCCAAATCTCGGTACTTTTGTTTAAATCCGTTTGGTCTCAATTCGGGCAAAAAAGTACAGGCAAAAAGTACCTACCGTGGGGCCTGCTGTTGTGGGTGTGTTTGCAACGTAAGATTTTGAGCGACATTGGAATGTCAAATGTTCGTTCAAGTTCCATTTCAAATTCGTCGAATGGTTAAAAGACTCGTCAATTTTCATCCGTTGGCGGCCTGTACTTTTGCCAGAATCACACGTTCGCAAACACATCAAAAAATGACGTGGGGATTTTACACAAGAAAAATGTATTGCTATTATTGACAAACTTAATAGTAAAACGACAAAATATTGTGACAACGAATCTTTGGGCTCTAAATCAAGAAGTTAGCGAAACAACGATGTCCGTCAATGTTAAATTGCCCCCTGTTGTTTTGACATCATGGTTCTCCGAATTTGCACCTCTTTGCTCGTCAGAAGCGCCGCATTTCCAAAAGCATTGTGATCTCAAAAAGAACGTTGGCTCACTCAGCATGCAACGGTTAGGGTTGCCGACCAATCACGCGGCCAATTGTGCGTTGCAGCCAACGTGTTAAGGTTTTCCGGCTCAACCGGCGGTGCTCCTGCACGCCATTTTACCAATTGCCACTCGCTCAACAACGATTCAACTGTTGGACGCTCCATAATGTGAGCAGCTTCAATTTCAAGAGCCTCGAGCACGTGCGCTTCAATTCCGAAATCGAGACCACGTTTAACAGCATCAATTGCAGTTGCAGGTGAAAGGGGTTGCCATGCGGATGGTTTGTGATCCGTGCCCATAAAGACACATGCATCCACAAATTGCGTGTAGGAAATTCCGAGCGCATCCAGAAGACCGTTGAGCGAAATGGCCTTTAGTATGGAATAACTCGCGGTTTCTGGAAGAATAAGCGTTGAAACGCCCAATGCGAGCATATCTGTATCGTTTGAAACAACCGGTAGATCAAGGGCTGCGAGAAGGTTATCGGCTTCCCCCGTAGCCGTAATAAACAATATGCCAGCGGCGTAAAGAAATTGCTTAACCGCGTCACGAATCTCACGGGTAACGATGGGTGCCCGACGTTGCAACAAGGATAACCGTTTGACCGTAAAGGGATTGTGAAGATTCGATTCACGAATTGTTGCCATTTCGGTGAGTGCTGCTTCGCGAATGCGCCGCCGTTCATCCAATGTTGCAGATTTGCTAACGGGTGGCTTGCCATCAAAGACGACAATGGCGCGAACCTTGGCTGCGCGCATCCGAACCAGAAGAGATGCGAAAACTGAAATGGGAGACAAATTGTTGGCGATTGCACCGTAAATTAGGCACGTACCGTCAATGGCCCATGTTTGATGTTGGTGGTCGGTCCAATGAATTGGACGACGTAGACGCGGATGATTCTGACGAATGTATGTGTTGAGTCCGCGTATGCCCATGGTTAGAGTTTGCACACGGGGGGTCGTGCTGGTTAGGGACGTCATTTTTTTGGACCCCCTTGAGCATTGATTTAAATTCATAATTTTACATAGAATGGAGCGTGTGCCTCTTGTCCAAACAAATGCGGCTATGCGAAGGATTGGGTCTGAAAATTTTAAACGCGGTGTGGCAAGCGCCACACGAATTGGACCCGAAAGAAATGTGTTTCATTTAATGAACAACACGGGTCAAATTGTCGGTGTTCGCAAAATCGCATCATCCGGAAATTTAGTTTTTGAGGACACGGAAAACGAAGATGCAGTGTATCGCGCGCTGTTGGCTGAAGTTGGTCCAGATGAAGTATTTGAACATGTCGTTAAATATTCATCCACTCAACGGCCAGACGAGAACACGATCGTTTTAGATTTTGATTGGGTTGACGGTACAACTTTGATGGAGAAACTTATCGTCTCCACCAATCGCGAAAAACTGGTATTGTTTCGAAAATGCGCAGAGGCGCTTCTTTGGCTGTGGGACCACGGGTTTACGCACGGCGATATCAAGGGCGATAATTTTTGGGTTACGCCCGACGGTCGCGTTTTGTTGCTCGATTTTGGGAAGTCTAAATCTACTGCGCGAGGGCGCTTAACGCGAGATATTTTTAAATTTCAGCAAATGATTCACGCATATCTTAGCACATTCGCGGACACCATAATCCCCCGTATTGGTATCAATCCCCGAGATTTTTATGAATCTGTTATCGCCGCAATTGATGCACGACTTGCTCGAGAGGACGACGTGATAAACAGCGGCAATGGAGAAATGGTTCGGAGAAATGTGCCGTTTGGTGGTGGAGTCCATTGGAATACCCGACGCCGCGTTCGTCGTATCCCCCGTGTGGGCCGTGGCCGCCCCGTTCGCCACTTGCACCGGTCTCGCACGTTGCGTGTAAAAAAACCTAAAGTTTAAGCAGAACAAGAACAATGGCTGATTCTGGAAAGCCCGGACGCTCGCGTGCACCCATGGGTGCCAAAAAGTCCAAGAAAATGGACAAATCGCTCGGCAAAGTTGCACTCGCCAGCATTACCTCGAACGACAAGCTCGTCACGGAGTGGCTGGCGGGTAATATGCCCGGTCTTCGGTTGGCAACGGTGTTAAAACACTATGGCAGCACATTCGACGTCGAAATGTATGACAACGGCGAGATCCGTCAGGTTCCGGTGCGTTCCCTGTTTCGCCACAAGGGTTCGTTCAGGAATCCGGCGTCCACGACCGCAGTGCGTGTTGGTTTTATGGTGCTGGTGGAGGGTGCCACAGCAAAAGACGGCGGTGAAATTGTTGGAATTTTGTCATACGAACAGTCACAGATGGCAAAGGAAATGGCACACAATTCGAGTGCGAGCAGTGACGACAGTCTTTTCAATTACAGCAATGTGCACAAATCCTTGGCACATGCGGCGCACGTTGCAAACATTGAAAAGAAATTGTTTAATCTCGGACGGCTCCGTAGGACCAAGCGTTCGTCGTCGAAATCTGCGTCGTCATCCGTTGCCTCGGCTGCATCGGCTGCATCGGCTGTTTCAGCAGTGTCTGTTGTTCCCGCGGTTGTGAATTTTGCCGCCCTGAATTCAAATGCTGCGCAGGCTGCGCGTGCGGCTAAACTCGCTCGGCGTGCGGCAACCCGTAGGGCCAAACGGGCCGCTGCTAAGGTTGCAAAGTAAAAATTCAGCGGTGAACGGTTGATTGCACGGTTGATTGCACGGTTGATTTTGCATTTTAATAGTTGTTGCGCAACAATTAAAGTGTAAAGGTTCAGCGTGTTCATGACGCTTCAACGCACAGTTGTTGCGCATAAACTGCTCAACGTGGTCATGACGCTCCACACGTCATACCCAAACGCACAGTTGTTGATGTAGGTGCAGCTGCCAATTTCGTCGCCTGCCACCATCCAAACCACAACGGTACTGACGCCGTGGGTCGCAACAGCACATCGTCCAAATGTGCCATCAATACCCACTTCAAAACATAATATCCAAACACATTGGTATCTTCTGATGACACATCTTTAATGCGAGCCCACACAATGGCCGCTTGAGATGCCGAACACGCGCATTGCGCAACCCACAGACGTCGTGCATGACCCAACGACTTGCCGCGAGCAATTGCCCACAACCACTCCGCCAGCAACTCCGTATATGCCTCACCAAAATGCGGCCACAGTTTCCGATTAAGACTCTGCTCAAATTGTGCGTGACTCGCGGTTGCTGCACGTTCATCCACGTCTAATTTTAATGCATGCACCGTTTCGTGCAGCATAACTTTATGAACTTCCTCACGACGATACACATGAACGTCCAGACGGCCTGGAACAGCCCATCCACCGTTAATGTGTAGACGGCCCGGCGTTGTTTCGGCGGGTAACTCGCGCACCCACGGCTGGTCCCACCAGTAAAATGTTATCGGGCGGCGCGCGGACATCCATTCCAAAAGACGCAGGGCCAACACCACATCGCCCGTAAGTTCCTCGTAGGCGCGATCACTCACCACATGCACCGTATGACCCGTCCGTTTGTCGCGAACTGCGCGCCATGTTGCATGGGTGAGTTGCGTGAGCCAACGGGATGTCCGCCCTCCGTCAAATGAATCCGAACCACTCATCCGCGCAAGCAATTGTGCTTTGGATGGCGGTATGTCTTCGATTTCAGGCACATGCGTATGTTGCCATGCATCCCATTGTTTGCGGCGATACAGTTCCGCAATCATCCTCGTATGTCTCTACTTGCGTCTTTGGTTTTGACACGCAATGCATGATACACACCGAGTAGCAACGTTTCTAACATTAATGGGGTGCGGTAGGACGGTATCCAACGTGTTTGTGCAAGCACATCCAGTGCCCGTTTGGCCCGAGCGGTTTCCAATTTGCCCGCGGCGGCTAATCGCACCACAGCCCACGTCATTCCGGCTACCAAATCACTGCCAACAACCATCATTCCAAGAATATCATACACACGTGCGCGCAACCAAAGAATCGCGTCAAGACACGGGGGTCCTTTGTTTAACGCGCACACCATTTGTTGCACCATTTCATGCATGTAAAATTCCGCGTCGGGGACGCCATTGAGTTCCGAAACGCTCGTTTTGGAGCACCGTCGCACCACAAATCCATCCTGCACAATCGCAACTACAGCGTTAAATGTACGAGCGGTGCATGATACGACGGCAGGTGCGCGCGAACTCCACACGTATTCTTCTAAACATGCACGGAAACGTTGAGCGGCTGCGGGCGAGAGTCCATGTATTCGACGTAAAAGCAATTGTTTGCTGCTCGCGGACACAACATCGCGAGATGCCAGCAATTGCGACAAGAGTTCAGGAAGAATTTCTTTGTCTTTCATGGATAAATCGAGAATATCAATTTCCATGTGACTGGAAAATTCCCAATAACGCACTTCAAAATCACACACGACGAGTGTGCGCAAACGGGGTTCTTCGACCGGATTATAACCAAAGGCTTCTCGAGCAGCCGTAAGTTTTCCGGAACCGACGGGTCCAACCCAGAGTATCGGAAATGGATTTGCCATCGCCCCTTAGAGGTGAAAGCGTTTGAGCGGTTTAAACGAGTGCGGCTTTTTGGACCAGGGGGGCGACATCGACGTGTTTGCAACAGGAAATATGACGTTGGTTTGGTTAGTTCGAACGGAAATTGTTCGTTTGCTCCTCGATTTGCCACCGGAAAGAGGTGTTGACTACAATGAAGCATTCTATTCTGCAATCATCAATGGGCAGACGGAAATTCGACAAATGCTTAAAGCAAAAATTGCATTGCTGGATTTTTCATTGGTTCGTCTGATTTAAGGATGTTTGTGGCCAATGCCTAAAAATTGACAGGGACCTACGAGGCACAACAACAATCTATCCGTTTGATTCACGAAACATCTTCTTGGAGAAATGTCTCTCAAAATTCTGCGCGCAATTGCAAAAACAACCGAGGTAATAACGCTTGAAGCTGCGGTAACGACAGGAAACATTTCTCAAGTTCAATTGTTGCTATCATGTGGGTCACGTCTAGAAAATGCATTCAATTGTGCACGCGAACGCGGATTCACGGACATTATGTGTCTTCTTCTTCTCGAATTTTCATTTTCAGCAGAATTCAATGCGAAAACGTTTCGAGTGGCATGTTTCCATGGACACACGGAAATTGTTCGTTTGCTCCTTGACCGTGGAGTTGATCCTGCAGCAAGCGACAATTACGCGATTCGAACTGCATCTGAACGCGGACACACGGAAATTGTGCGTTTGCTCCTTGAACTTCCGTTAGACCGAGGTCCTGGCGCATTAGACAATGCAGCGTTTCAGTTGGCGTGTTTCCATAGACGCACGGAAATTGTTCGTATGCTCATCCATTTGCCGTTGGAGAGAGGAGTTGCTGCCAACGACAATTACGCGCTTCGATTTGCAAGTGAGCATGGGCATACGGAAATTGTTCGCGTACTCCTTGAGTTACCGCGTGGGCTGCAGTTCGAGAGTGCACTTCGTCTCGCACACGGACACACAGAAATCGTTCGTTTGCTTAAAACAAAAATTCCATGGTATCGCCGAATGTGGCTTCTGTCGTCGCCAATGTTCTTGCCGAATGCCCTGATGTATGCATTTATGCCAGTGAGACAATTTCCGTAGGAACCCCACCTCAGAAACCAGTTGAATCCTTCTTTTAACACCTTTTTGTTATGTTGGGCGTGAAATTCGAGTGTGTAATTTCTGCATGCTGCAGTTCCGCGATGGATTAGATTCAGCAGAAAAATTAGACTGGACACATTGGAAGGCTCGCGGATCCACCCCCGCGGTCCAAATCAAGGATCAAATATCTACATGCAAATCAAATTGCGTTATTGTCTTTTGCTGCAGGATCCACGCCTCTTTCCAACGGCAAATCGAGAAGCAAACGCACAATTTCCGTATGCCCATGCTCACTTGCAAATCGAAGCGCGTAATTGTCGTTGGCAGCTGGATCCACTCCTCTCTCCAACGGCAAATGGATGAGCATACGAACAATTTCCGTATGCCCGCGCTCACTTGCAAATCGAAGTGCTGCATTGTCGTATGCAGCAGGATCAATGCCTCTTTCCAGCGGCAGCTCAAGGAGCAAATGAACAATTTCAGTATGTCCGTTTCTGCATGCCCAAATGAATGCGTAATTGTCGTTTGCAGCATGATTTACTCCTCTTTCCAACGGCAAATCGATGAGCAAACGAACGATTTCCGTTTGCCCGATTGTGCATGCATGTCGAAGTACGTAATTGTCAGGATGTACTCCTCTTTCCAACGGCAAATCGATGAGCAAACGAACAATTTCCGTGTGTCCGTTTGCGCATGCATGCCGAAGTGCTGCATTGTCGTGTGCAGCAGGATCAATGCCTCTTTCCAGCTGCAGCTCAAGGAGCACATGAACAATTTCCGTATGC